ATTTAGCTTTATTTACCTCTTCTTGTGATACAAACCCACCCTGTACTGTAGTGTATTGCCATGACTTCCAATCTGGATCATCTGATTGACCTCTAAGATAGTAATCATATAGATGATCAAATGAATTAGGTGTACCAATAAATAAAGTCTCACCTTGCGTAGTTGTTAGCATGGGATAAATGATCTCTTCATATACATTAGGTTTTATATAACTAAACTCTTCCATTACTACTTTATTTAAAGTTGCTCCCCTAAGATTGTTTTCTTGCTCTGCACCTTTAATTGAAATCTCTGCATTATTAGGTAGCTTAATAGATAACTCTGACTCGTTGATTATAGCTCCCTGCCATTGTCGAAACACAGAACGCAACATCGGAAATATTACCATCTTCCCCTGTCTGTATGTCGGTGCAACAAACCACCTGCGTTCCTCTGGTTGTATCTCTTCGTGGAGTAACCACAGAACCGATAAGATACTTTTCCCCCATCTTCTTCCTGCTACGACAACCTTCATCCGTTCTGGACTCTGGATTATTTCTTTTCGTATCTCGTTTATTTGCCAATTAATCAATAGTAATTATTTTGATGGGTTCATTCTTGTTAGTTACTTCCCTTATCTCTTTGGCTTTACCTTCTGTTCTATCAGCTATAAACTGAACTGCCCACGGCTTACCTTCCAGAGCGTATTGGAATACTTTATACATAATAACATCGAGCTTACTCTTTCCATCAAGTGTTCCTTCTTCTTCACCAATCTTTTTAAGTATATCTGGAATAGATTGAGAGCCTTTTGGTCTGCCTTTACCAACAGATGCAGTGTTTCCTGCAATAAATTGCCCTTTATTATTCCGATTACTTCCGTTTTCAATCGGCTCAACTTTCTGCTCTTTCAACTCTTTCTGCTTTCTTCCCACTAAATTCCTCCCACCTTTTTACTATAACATCACAATAATGTGGATCAATCTCCATCCCATAACACTTACGATTAGTTTTCTCACAAGCTATTAAAGTTGATCCAGAGCCAAGAAATACATCAATAATAATATTTTTTTCATAACTGCTATTAATGACAGCTCTTTCAACTAATTCTATTGGTTTTGTGGTTGGATGTAATTTAGATGAAGATGGTTTTTGTATATCCCAAACATCTGATTGTTTTCTATCTTTTAATGGTTTCAATCTTGATTCACCATTCAGCCATCCATACCATATAGGCTCATATTTTGTGTGATAATCTTTTCTACTTATAATTAATGAACTTTTATTCCATATTATTGTACTACTCCAATGATAATCATTTTCTTTTAAAGTAAGCATTAAATTTCCCCATTCTTGAGCAGACATAACAATATAAGTCATACATCCTTCTTTAGAAGAATTTTTTAGAGATATAAAAGATTGATTAATAAATGATTTAAAATCTTCTGTAGACATACTGTCATTAATTATTTTTCTGTCTTTATATTTTCCATTTGCTAAGTTTTCACCATAGTTAACATTCCACGGAGGATCAGTAAACACCATATCAGCCTTTTTACCATCCATTAATAGATCAACATCTTCTTTCTTTGTCGCATCGCCACATAATAAACGATGCTCTCCTAGTATCCATAGATCACCTGCTTGTGTAATAGGCTCTTCTACTTCTGGTATCTCATCATCATCAATTAATCCCTGTTTAGGCTCATCTTCATAAAATTGTAAGTCATCGTCACTAAAACCCCACTCTGTAAGCTCACCTACATCAAAGTAATTAGCTAGAGCATCAAAATCCCATTCACCAACATTCTTATTTAATCTGATATTAAGTTCTTTTTCTTGGTCTAAAGTAAGATCAACTTCTACACATGGGATAGATTCAACACCCATCTCTTTAGCTATGCGTAACCTCTGGTGTCCACCTACAAGGATGTTCTTTCTTTCTTTGTTTTTATTTACAATAAGGGGATCAACTAAACCAAACCTCATGATAGAGTCTTTTAGTTGCGTATATTGGTCTTTGGTTAGCTGTCGTGGATTGTATTCAGCCATTACCAAATCATCGGCAGGATAATATTTAATATTAATATCTTTCATAAAGAGTTGTAGCTACAACTTATATCGTTTCCTGTCTATCGTTAAACAACCATCTTGGTCTTATAATCATTACTCCGTAACGAGTGAGGCACGATTAAGCCTCTATAAATAGTAGTCAAAGTCAAGTAATTTTGTACTATTTTGGGGGTAAAATAAAAGGGTAAAATATATAAACTCTAATATTGCTAGAGTTAAAAAAATAAAAAAAGTTTTTTTCCGTCAAGTAATAAACCTTGAAAAAGGCTTAAATCGTCAAGTAGATAATCGCTTTATTATATTAGTTATTATTTCACATGATCTATCTATGGCAATAGCTACTCCCTGTTTACTTATTTGAAAATCCCTACCTATATCACTATAAGATTCCCTACCTATGTAGTATTTAGCCATAAATAGCTCTATTTGCCTATGTGTAGCCTCTTGTGCGAATAAGATACCTGCTAATAAAAGATTCATTTTATTATTCTCTAATTCCTTAATATCCCATCTTTCTTTATGATCTCCATCATATCTGCCACACATTTCGCATGGTTCTATTTTGTTCATCACTTAATTCCATTCTTTTTATCTGCCTGTTTATTCCTTATGTTTTTAACTTGTTTCGCAGTTCTACCTCGTGCTTTATTATCTTCGTTTAACTTTCTTTTATTTATTTTATTTTGTTTAGAATTTCTCAATGTTTACTCTCCTCTGGTATGTGTGAAACATCTAGTGGGTAAACGCCAATCCACCCACTAGATTCATTTATCAGCCTTTTCTAAGTAATATTTTAACAACCACAATGGTTAATGAGATAACTTAAAAAAAACTATATTGCTATCTTAGCAATTCTTCTATTTTAGAGTTTAACTTTCTGACTCTTTCTAAATCTATTAATTTAAAATGACCTTGCTCAGATAAAAGCTCACTCACTTCTTTTAGTATTTCTTTAATCTCTTTGTCCATAATAATCCCATATTAAGTTATAAATAAATGTTCCAATAAAAAACCATAGTAATAATCCCAGAGGTATTAAAACCAAAGCTGTTGCAAATGCTAATAGATTAATAATAATCTCATATAAGTTTATAATAATCATTTGCACTTCTCACAAGTTTCTCTGGGTTTACCATAAGTAGGGAAGTCATCATACCAATTAATTTTATTTTTACTTTTACTATCCCCACCTACTCTGCTACAATTTTCCCAAACTTTTTTACAAATTGTACAAAATTTTAAAAATTCATTTTTTTTATTTATATAATTTTTTTGATTTTTAAGTATTCTGTTTTGAGAATCGTAGTAATTATGTACTCTTTCAGTTATTTTTACTTGATCT